ATCGCGAAGCTCGCAAAAATCCGCTAGTGCCAGAATGTGCTAATGAATTGATTTCGCAAGGCTTTTTGTGGGACTAGCTTCGAGTTCATCTGACGCGAAATTCCTTTCCGCCAAGGAATATGCGAAGCATCGCCAGGTCTCTGCGGCCAGAATCTACCAGCTCGTTAAGAGCGGGCGAATCCGGATCAAGGATCGCCTGATCAACGTCGAGGAGGCCGATGCCAGCCTAGATGCCAAGCTCGATCAAAGCCGAGCACACCGCAAGCGCCAACTGGCTATGGCAGCCAAGAATGCCTCTAGGACTGCGCAGGACGACTCAGGCACCGCTGAAGCCAACGCCGTAGGGTATTGGGAGTCCAAGGCCAAACGGGAGCGCTACGAGGCTGCTATTGCGAAACTGAAGTATCTGGAAAAGCTGGGCAGCCTGGTTGATCTAGCCGAGTACAGCCGCTCCAGGTTCGATACCGCGTCGAGGACGGCCACGGCTTTCCTCCAGATTCCCGCCAGGATGGCATCGATGCCAAGTGATCCAGTGAAAGCCAGGAAATGGCTGACTGACGAAATCACCAGAGTCCTGCTCGAGCTGGCCGACGATCTGGAGAACGGGATCCAAAAACCGGCAAGAGAACCGGAACCGGAGCCGGTCTCGTGATACGCGTCCCGGCCCGTCTGCGTTGGACTGGCCGTTACGTTGTCATCGGATCGCTGTTCCTCATCGCCATCGCCACAGGTTTCGCATTAGGCGTCCTGGCCATACTGGTCATAGGACCATGAGTGAAACCGCGCCAGACGCCGCAGCCGCAGAGCGCAGAGCGTTCGCAGCCGGCTTGCGAGCGCCTGTCATGCCAGTACTTTCGGTCAGTGATTGGGCCGATCGTTACCGCGTCCTCTCCAAAGGTTCCTCCAGCGAAGCGGGTCGGTGGAATACGGCCCGGACGCCTTATCTGCGCGAGATCATGGACTGTCTTTCTGCGGATCATCCGGTCCAAGAGGTGGTCTTCATGAAAGCAACGCAGATCGGCGGAACCGAGTGCGGCAACAATTGGATCGGGTCGATAATCCATCAAGGGCTCGGTCCAACCATGATGGTGTTGCCCACGAGTAATGCCGCGAAGAAGGCCAGTAAGACTCGGATCTCTCCGATGATTTCCGATACTCCCGTACTCACCGACCGCGTACGGGACGCGCGAAGCCGGGATTCTGGAAACACGATGCTGCTGAAGGAATTCGACGGCGGCGTATTGATCTTCGCAGGCGCGAATTCTTCTACGGAGCTTAAAAGCTCTCCGGTCGGTAATCTATTCCTGGATGAGACCGAAGAATATCCGCCAGATGTCGATGGACAGGGCGATCCGGAGGTACTGGCGACCAAGCGATCGGATACCTTTGCGCGTAAAAAAATCTTCAAGGTCAGCACGCCAACAGTGAAGGGCGGCCGGATCGATCGCGCATATAAAACAAGCGATCAGAGACACTACTACCTGCCGTGCCCGCATTGCCAGCATGAACAGCAACTGCGATTCGAACGGCTGCGCTGGGACATGAGAACACGATGGGAATTTACCGATCCCGATGGCGTAATTACGGAAGTGGATGCCGACACTCCAGGAGCTATCGCAGTCACGACGGACGAATTGCTCGACGTCTGGTACGAATGCGAATCCTGCGACAAGAAAATCTTCGAGCATTACAAAACGCGGATGCTCGCAGCAGGAACCTGGAAAGCGCAGAATCCCGGCCCGGATCGCGCGGCCGGCTTCGCGCTGTCGGCGCTCTATTCGCCGATGGGATGGTTTAGCTGGCGCAAGATCGTTCTAGCGCATCTGGACGCGAAAAAAGATACCTCCGGAGCTCTCGGGCGCACTTTCAACAATACCGTGCTGGGCGAGCCATACGAGCCGAATCCCGGCGAGACGATCGACGAGAACTGGCTCAAGCGTCGAATCGAAACGGATTGGCGCATCGGCGAGATTGTTCCCGCCGGTGCGTTGCTTCTCTGCGCAGGCGTAGATGTCCAACACAATCGCCTGCATGTCGGCATTTGGGGCTATGGCAGAGACATCGAAACGTGGCTCGTAGATCGGCATATTCTCTACGGTCCTCCGCAAACGGACGAGCCCTGGTCTGCGCTCGAGAAGCTACTGGAACGAGAATGGAAGCACCAACTCGGTGGCAGCCTGAAAATAGCGCAGATGGCCATTGATGCGTCGGACGGCAATACCACGCACTTCGTGCGCGCCTTCGTGCGCAAATGGACATCATCTCGGCGCGTAATTGCCGTGAAGGGCCAAGCCGTGCAAGGCAAGCCGCTGATCGGCAAACCTACGCTCCAGGATGTCAACTGGCGCGGCAAGCTCATTCCAGGCGGAGTCAAGCTCTGGCCGATGGGAAGCGATACCGGCAAAGCTGCGTTCTATCGGCGCTTGCAAATCGAGACGCCGGGCCCGGGTTATGTTCATCTCCCTTCCGGACTGCCTGACGAGGTCTTCGCTCAGTTGACGGCGGAAACCCTCGCCACCCGTTATGTGCGCGGCCATCCGATTCATGAGTGGCATCTGCCACGCGGCAAGGCCAACGAAGATCTGGATTGCAGAATCATGTCCGATGTTGCTGCCGAGCGCTATGGCGTGCGCAGCGCACCTTGGGCGCGACTCGAGAGCGAACTGCGCATCAATGCAGGAGAATCTCCTCCAGCCGCAAAGCCGGAAGAGGCTCCAGTCATCCAAACCAAGCCGCGACCGCCAGCGCAGGGCTGGAATCAGCGGGCCAATCGGTTTTCTATCACCCGCTGGTGAATTCAGGAGGTAATCGACAATGAGTGCAACGAATGTCTTCGAAAACGGACTGCTGAGCCTGATTTTCGAGAATGCGAACTATGCCAATGTGGGCGATGCAACTGGATTGCGAGGATCGACTACGGCTGGCGTCTTCTACATCAGCTTGCACACGGCTACGCCGAACGAAACGGGAACGCAAACTACGAGCGAGGCCGCATACACATCCTATGCCAGACAATCCGTCGCACGCTCTACCGCTGGCTGGTCAGTCGCTTCAGGCGTCGCGGATAACGATGCGGCTATAACCTTTCCGACTGCGACGGGTGGCAGCGAGACGATCACGCATCATGGCATCGGCTCGGACGTATCCGGCACTGGTAACCTGTTCTTGTATGGAGCGAATACCGCGGGGCTCGCGGTATCAACTGGTATCACGCCACAATATGCGATCGGCGCGCTAGATATCACACTCGATTGAACGATGTCTCCCTTATTGAGTCGGCAACGTATTGCCGTATCCATTGAAGGCACGCTCGTCGTGCTTACCGTCGGAAACGCAGAATTGAAAATGCCATATGAGACAGCGCTGCAATTGAGTCAATGGCTGCGGGTGCGGGCGAAGGAAGCCAAGCGCCTGAATGGCGATATGTCCCGCCATTGGTCCGTTGTCGGAATTCTGGAAGGGCTCGAGCAATAATGGCACTGGTCCTGCGGTATGCGACACTCGCCCAGCTCGGCGACAGATTCCGCGAGCTCTATCGGAAATCCAGAGGCAGGCAGACCTATCGCCTGGCCAAATGGATGGTAGATCGGATAGATGATGGCACCGTTACGGTGGCGCAGATTCGTTCCTTCTTCAATCTCAATCAAACAGAATGGAACGCGCTGAAAGCAGAATGGGATCAATTGAAAGCCATCTATGAAACGATGGAATCCAAAACGGGGAACGGCAACTGATGGCAGCGATAACGACGAGTGAAACCATTCAGGCGATTCAGAACGGATCCATCATCCGCTATCTTTTTCGCTATGAATTGGATAATGGCGAAGTGCATTATGCGCGGGCATGGGTGGCGAGCGACGTGAACGAAGTGGATGAAAGGGCGCGACGCGGCGATCTATTGTTAACCAGTCTCGCGCGCGCCGAGATCGATACTCTCCTGACCGAACAATGACGACTTGGCACGTTCTATCTCCCGGTTCAGGCTCCGCGAACGGCGCGGATTGGGCCAATGCTGCAGCCTCGATTCCAGCGCTGATGAGCGCCCAAGCCATAGCCGGAGGAGACACCATCAAGGTTCACAAGACACACGCATTCAATGCCGGCGCGGCTATCGCATGGACATTGCCGGAGAGTGGTGCCGGATTGATAATGATCTGTTGCGTGGACAAGGATGCATCGGATGCTCTCGCTACTGGAGCGGTGGAGGAAACCGGAGGCAATTTCGCCTTCACGATAACGACGAGCAGTACGCACGATTCCTATCTATATGTCTATGGCATGACGATAAAAGCCGGTAGCGGCGCAAGCCAATCGTCCGCCGATATCAACATCATCAGCGGATCGAATACCGGCGGACAGGCATTCATCAATTGCATCATCTGGGAAAATTCCAGCAACACGAATGCGCAGATCACGATAGGCGCGACATCTAATAGCGTATCCCAGAAACTCCGATTCAACAGCACAGTATTTCGAATGCTTAATGCTGGGCAAGGTCTGAGCATCCAGGGCTGTGAAGCTGAATTCATCAATTGCAGAGTGGATAGTACCGATGCAACGCCGAACGCGATATTTCTGCCGACCACCAACAGTAAGGGGCAGGTAATCAGTCGAGGGTGCGACTGGAACAATGGTTCTGCCGTGCTCGATCAATCCACGGCAGGAAACATGCGATTCCTGTTCACCAATTGCGTTTTCGGGACGCCGGTTGCTGGGACGCATCCTGGACGCGGCGGACAGAGCTCCGAATTCCGCATGTGCGCTCCAGTGGATGGCACCAATGGTGCGGATATCCTCGCCTATTATTTCGAAAGCGCCTGGGGCGTGGTCGAAGACGATCAAACCGTCTACTTCGCCAGCGGAGCCTCGACCGGCGAGCAGGATGATGGAACGGATACTCCATATTCGCTCAAGATGACTCCCAGCTCCAAGGTGAGCCGTGCGGAGCCGCTTTATACCCCGTGGATCAATCGGATGGTTTCCACGACTGGAGCGAAAACCATCACGATGAAGGTTGCGCATACCGAATCCGCCGTGCTCAAGGAGAACGAGATTTGGATGGAAGTCGAATATATGGGAGAGCCCGGCTTGACCGGAACACAACGCACAGCCAATTCGCCGCATAGCCAGACAGAATTGGACGATGACGCGACATTGGCGGCCAGCTCCCTTAATCTCGACGTCTTGGCGACCGGAGATGATCGAACGGATACGGCAGAAGCCGTGACCGGAATCACGGGAGAAAAGACCCATACCTTGACAGCAAGCGTGACTTGCGACGAGGCCGGTCCGATACGCTGCAGGATCGGACTGGCCAAAGACACTACGAACCCGGTGTATGTCAATGCGAAAATCGGCATAGCCTGAGATGGCGACAGAAAACCTATTCAGCAATGGATATTTCAACGAGGTAGAAAGCCTCGAAAATCTATTCGCTGATGGCTATCTGAACGAGACAGCTCCAGCTGCCGGCGGAGCCATGTCCGGAACGTCGGATTTGCTCTTCGGTTCCGGCACAACTTCTCTGATCGGTCTTGCCACACTATCTGGTACGGCCGCGCTCCAATTCTCCGAAGGTGCGAGCGCTCTAAGCGGAATCGGTGTCCTCGCCGGCACCGCGGCAATTGTATTCGATGCCTCCGCCGATTTGACTGCGGCCGGTTCCGGCGCGATGACTGGGACATCGGCATTGCTGTTCGCCGAGGGAGCAACATCGCTAACGGCGATCGGAACGCTCGTTGGAACGACGGCTCTCCAGTTTGCCGAAGGTGCGACGGCTCTAACTGGCATCGGAGCTCTGCTAGGAACCAGCAGCATAGTATTCGACGCAGTCGCCGATCTTACTGCGGCTGCGGCCGGCGATATGGCGGGCTCGAGCGATCTGACATTTGGATCCGGCGCATCGAATCTGACCGCGATCGGAGTGATGACCGGGACGAACAGCATCGCATTCGGAAGCGGTGCTTCCAGCATCATCGGCATTGCCACGGTCACCGGCATCTCGACGATTGAATTCGCTACCGCCGGCGATCTGACCACGCCCGGAGCCAATGAGATTTTCGGGACTATCGATGTCGCATTCGGTTCCGGAGATTCGACATTGATCGGCATTGCGGAGCTATCCGGTATTTCGCCTATGATCTTCGGAGCATTGGCGACGGTATCCGGTGGAAATTTCATCGGTGCAGTGGATAGCAGGAAATATACTGCGACCAGCAGAAGCAGAGTCTATCGAGCGGGCGACTGATGGAAATAAGGCAAAAGCAACCGGCTGAGAAACTCGCCTATACCTTCGATTTCTCTCCGGTGATTGCGTCTACCGATACGGTCGCATCAATCGTATCGATTGCATTCGCGAATTGCGGCGTGGTGGCTGGATCGACTGGTCTTACGCTGAGCAATAACGTCATGTCCGGGCGCATGGCGCAGACGACGATCGAAGGCGGTACAGACGGCGAATCCTATTACGGAACGTGCAAGGTGATAGACAGCGCTGGTCAGCAACATGAGCTGGATGGCCTGCTCGAGGTGATCGAATTATGACCGTACCGACCAAGCTCGCAGCCGGAGATACCTGGTCGTTTCTCATCGAAGGCACGACCTACTCCGCAATCGATGGATGGAGCGTTACCTTTGTAGCCTACAACGCGACGCAAAGATTCTCGATCGATTCTACGTCGGAGAATGCGGACCATAGGATCGCGCGCACCGCAGCAGAGAGCTCCGCCATCATCCCTGGCACTTACGAATGGAGCGCATTTGCCAAAAAGAGTCCCGATCGCTATTTGATTGGCAAAGGCAATCTGGAGGTCACGCCGAACGTTGAAGGCGCGAGACCATGGGATACTCGGACCAATGCCAAGAAAATCGTAGAGGAGCTGGAAGCAGCATATCTGGCTTATGCCTCCAGTGTCGGCCAAGGTGCGAGCATGGTGCAGAGCTACACGATCGGAGATCGCAGCACGACATTCCACGGACCTGGAGATTTCATAACAGCACTCAGCTATTGGCGTCAGCGCGTAGCGGACGAAGAAGCGCTCGAAGATATCAAAGCCGGTCTCGGAGATCCTCGCCGATTGCTCGTGAGATTCACCTAATGGACATCATCGGAAACCTGCGCAAGCTGTTCGGTCGCTCATCGAATCGAGCGAAACAGCAGAGAATAATCCTCCAGCGCTCCTATCATGGCGCGCAAGGAGGCCGACTCACGGCCAACTGGACATCCTCGAACAGCAGCGGCGATGCGGAGCTGATTGGCAGTCTTACCAAGCTGCGCGGACGTTCCAGACAATTGGTGCGCGACGCCAGCTATGCGAAACGCGCAAAGGTGATCGTCGTCAATAACGTCATCGGTTCTGGCATTGGCATGCAGGCGCAGGTGCGCAACCGTAATGAACCGAAACGTCTGCTAAACGAGATCAATAACGAGATCGAAGAAGTATGGAGCGAATGGTCCAGGCCATCTTATTGCCACATGGGCGGCAAGTTGCATTTCTCAGATATCGAACGCGTCGCAATGGGCCAGATCTTCGAAGCCGGCGAAGTCATCATTCGCAAGCATCGAATCCAGATTCCAGGAAGCCCGATCGCGCTGGCGCTGGAATTGATCGAGCCAGAGCGGCTGGCAGATCATTACAGTGTATCCACGCCGATCAATGGCAACGAGATCCGCATGGGCGTCGAGCAGGATAGTTATGGCCGGCCGCAAGCCTACTGGTTGCATCGCATCCATCCAGGGGAGGTGGCTATCGGTGTCCAAAAAACCGATATGCTCGTCCGTGTACCAGCCGATCAGATCATGCATTTGTATCCGATCAGCCGGTGGCCGCAATCTCGCGGAGAGCCATGGATGCATGCGGCAGCGCGCCGGTTGAACGATATGGAAGGCTACAGCGAAGCTGAGATCGTTGCCGCGCGAGGTGCAGCGTCCTATATGGCATTCATCAAGACTCCGGATGCCACCAGCCTGGCGGCGGACGTCGAGGAAGATGGACAGCGCCAGATCAGCATGGAGCCCGGAATTGTAGAGCAATTGCCTCCCGGATGGGACATCGAGATGAATAATCCGAATCGTCCGAATCCGAATATGGACCCATTCATGCGTTTGATGCTGCGCGAGATCGCGGCCGGCGTCGGCGTGAGCTATGAGAGCCTTTCGCGCGATTACAGTCAGAGCAACTATTCGAGCTCTCGTCTTGCTCTCCTGGATGATCGCGATTTGTGGAAAGTGCTGCAGAGCTGGTTCATTCGCACGTTTCGAGAAGAGCTCCACCGCGAATGGATGGAGATCGCCGTACTCTCCGGAGCATTGCGGAAGATTCCGCTCGATGCTTATCTAGCCGATCCGAAACGGTTCAGCGCGGTGCAATTCAAGCCTCGTGGGTGGAGCTGGGTCGATCCGACGAAAGAGGTACAAGCCTATAAGGATGCCGTGCGCTGCGGCTTTACCACGGTCAGCGATGTCATTTCCCAGACTGCTAATGGCAAGGATCTGGAAGATGTCATGCAGGAACGCAGGCGCGAGCTAGACATGATGGAGGAGATGGATCTCGAATTCGATACCGATCCGGAGTCAGACGAGCCAGATGCTCCTGAACCGGAAGCCACTGCACCCGCGACCGCTTCTCCTCCCGTCGAAAGTGATGATGACGACGAGACCGAAGCGGCTCGCGTGGTGCCCATCAGGAGCAATGCATTATGAAACTCACTCCATTGCGACGTGATATACAAATCCGTAGCGAGGATATCGATCTAGAAAATCGAACCGTGACGCTATCTTTCAGCAGCGAAATGCCGGTCGATAGGTGGTTCGGTAAAGAGGTTCTGGACCACACTGAGACATCGGTACGGCTGGATCGTCTGAATAATGGAGCGAATCTATTGTTCAATCATCGTGCAGATGATGTGCTGGGCGTCATCGAAGGTGCGACAATCGGCAAAGACAAACGGGGATATGCGAAAGCACGCATTGCAAAGACGCAACGCGGAGACGAGATTCTCGGATTGATCGAGGATAAGATCCTGCGCAATGTCAGTTTCCTGTATCGCATCTACGAAATCGAGGAAGACAAGAAAAGCAACGACTATCGAGCGATCGATTGGGAGCCGATGGAAATCAGCATTGTGACGATCCCGGCGGATCATTCCGTTGGAATCGGACGCAGCGCCGAATTCGAAGAACGTGAAGTCAAAGTTTCACAACCCGCGGCATGCGCCGCTTTACCGAAAGGGGCCATCATGGCTGAGCAATCCGCCGCGGCGGGCGAGAGCGCCGACATTCAGGTGATCGACAATGCAACCGCAGTTTCCCTCGAACGTCAGCGCAATACCGATTTGACGCGCCTGGGAATTCGTCATTCCATCGATCAGGCAATCGTGCAACGTTGGATCGAGAGCAACATCTCGGTCGGCGATGCGGCAAAGGAATGTCTGAAGATTCTCGCAACGAGACAGCGCGAAGAGACATCCGTTGCACATCTGGACATGAGCAAGAAGGAAGTCAGGCAATACAACCTGTGCCGTGCGCTGAATGCCGTAGTCAACAAGAACTGGGCCAATGCCGGATTCGAGCTGGAAGCATCCCAGGAAATCGCGAAACGCACAGGGAAAGTCAACAACGAGCATACGTTCTTCGTTCCAATGGATATCCAGAAACGTGACCTTATCGTCGGTACATCGACGATGGGCGGCTATCTGGTCTCGACCGGGAACATGGGATTCATCGAACTGCTGCGTAATCGCTCAGTCATCTATCGGATGGGTGCAACCCGGCTTTCCGGCCTGCAAGGCAGTGTCACGGTTCCGAAGCAGACGGCACCAGGTACCGGCTACTGGCTGGCGACGGAAGCTACTGGCATTACCGAGTCGCAGATGGTCATTGGTCAACTGGCATTGAGTCCAAAGAACGTCGGTGCCTATACCGAGATCAGCCGGCAACTGCTCTTGCAGTCCTCGCCGGACGCCGAGATGCTCGTGATGAACGATCTGGCGGCTGTTGTCGGTCTTGCGCTGGATACTGCAGCATTGACCGGGCCCGGTACCGGCGGCCAGCCGACTGGGATCACGGTGACTACTGGAATCGGCAGTGTCACAATCACCACGGCCACGATCACCTATGCGAATGTGCTCGAATTCCAGACCGACGCTGCAAGTGGCAATGCGCTGGCCGCGAATTCCGGCTATGTCACTACGCCGGTGATCGCGTCAATCCTGAAGCAGAAAGCGCGATTTAGCAATACCGATACGCCGATCTGGCAAGGCAATATCCTCGACGGGAATATCGAATCCCTGCGAGCGGTGAGCTCCAATCAGATCACGGCGGGTCAACTGATGTTCGGTGACTTCTCGCAGGTGGTGATTGGCGAATGGGGCGTGCTCGAGGTC